CGTATACACGAAAAACACTAGTCTGCGACTAGATTTGCACTCTTAACCAAAGGTATAAAAGATTGATCTCCAAAATAGACTCTTTTTAGTAGTCCAGCCTCTTGGAGCTTTGCCTGAATAGATGACTTCGAGCCAACGTTTCTGATCTTTGGAGAACCACCCCTCCAAAGGACATGGATAGCAAGTCTGATAGTAGTCCATGAATTCACAGAACTTGCGATCCCACATTGCGCCGCCTAACCACAGGCCAATGAGGCGAGTAAAAGAAATGTCCAACGTAAACACGCTGGACTCAGGGTAAAGGGCAAGCTTGAACCACTCCTCCGTGGGCCGATGAACATGTCCATCACGATACGTCGTACCAAGAAGCTTGAACTCAGAAGGATCCTCCGTCTTCTCACACTTCTCGGGCTTCAGCACCATACCCATCGGTTCGCAATCCTCTTGCGCCACAACTAAGTCAAGGTCGTTATTGCCACGACCCGCACTATCATCTCCCAATACCTTCAGGTTTCGGATCTCCACTTGCTGGCACCCCGCAATATAATCAACAACAATGAAGTTAATCACCGAGTCAATCATCTGCGTCCACCAGGATCCGGAAGGTACACCTCTGAACTTTCTGAACATGCGCCCGTCTGGCATTAGAATTGGGGTGTTGATAAAATAATACACCATACCGTCCCAAACGTTCCTCCACTTCTGGGCCTCCTGTTTAGACACAGGCTTCCCATCAAACGTCTCAAAATTTATATTTTGACGTAGTATATCGAACGCCAACTTGATGATCCAAGCTGGAACACTGGTGTCAAACGCGCTGAAATCCAGCCCGTACAACGTCTCCCCTTCCCTCAAATTAGCGCACCACTCGGTATACAAGCGCTGTGCACTCTTCCCGTTCAACATCGGTGAATTGGGATCGCTCATAAAGTCACGATACATAAGAGGGGCGTAGAAACCCTCCACTACCAACATCTCTGCAGGGTAAATCCACACAAGTCGCGTCTTCGGATCGTCTCTCTCCGACATCCCGCCACGCTGACCTGCCAAGCACGGGGGAAACCGCGTCTTGGTTGGATCGAAAGAGGAACTGTCACTCTGCTTCATCCGATGACCTAAATACCTGGCCTCATGGTATATCTCTTCCATCACGTCACCCTTCTTGCTACCCATGAAAGTAGATCCCGCAGACGTGTCACGCCTTAGGAACTGACCTACTTCATGCCAATCAAGGGGCTCTCGTTTAACCGGAAGACGAAACGCCTTCTTGGCCTTGGCAATCGATTTACGCATGCACTTCTGCTGCCACGAATTAAGCGAATCAAATGAACGTTTCTCACCAGCATACTTGTTCAACGCCTTGTACATCCCAGGAGTACCCTGAGGGCGTCTAGTGTAGCCGTAGACTTGTTCATACATCTCTCTGTCCTTAATCTTTAACGTCTCTCGAACCCAAGGATCGGTGTTCGAGTTAGACGAATAGGTTGAATACCCACCATACTTAGCTATTTCAGCTAAGCATGGCGTCTCAAAGTTGGAAGGGATAACATCTTCGCTAGTGGCTGACCCGACCTTTGCAGGTCTAAGGTGGAGTGCGTCAATCAAATGAGACCCCTTAGCTAGGACGTAGTGTGTTGTAGGATCTTGAGTAAAATCTTCCATTTTCGCTCAAGAAAAGAAGGAGGCAAAAACCCGTGTGCACGGTAAAAGGTCGGAC